ATCCAAACCGTTTACAAATACCGCAGCAGGTGAAACATCTGATGTAGATGTACTGACCACTGTCAAAGTGGATGCGCTTGTTGGGTATGTGTACGTGGATGCGTTTTCCCAAACAGGAATTGCAGTTGTTCCAACCGATGCTTGGTATCCAAAAATACTTACGATAGAATGTCCGCCGATTTGACCGCGTGCAACTTGCAAATCAAACGGTTCATACCGTGCTTGACGGGTGATGGAATTAACGGCGTTGTTTGTGCCGGGTATTCCACTTGAGCTCTGTGCTGCCATGAATAATCTCCTTAATTAAAGACGGGGGCCGAAGCCCCCAGAAGATCAGTCAAAGTTACCGTATGGGTAAGTTGTCAAGTTGCCGATATTGTTATCGGGCTGGCTATAACGCAAAGTCCAATTGACTTGACCAGTTATTGCTGTAGCGGTATTCAAAGCTGTACCCACTAAAGCAATCGTCAAAACAACTTGTGACAAGTTAGGCTGTGTGCCGCCTTGATAAATGTCAGTTGAAGTGGCTGATTGGTTGATGATCTGTGTACCTGTGAAAGTAGACAGTGCTTGACGGCCAACAGCATTGTTTGTCAACGCGGCAGTTTGGAAATACGCAGCAGTACCAGCAGCGGCAGTGTAGTTGTTAGAGATCAAAAACTGCACGCTGGTCAAAGAAGCTGTACCGCCAGACACAGCAAATGTCGTGGCAATATCAAGGAAGATGTCATCCAAATCTGAGCCTGTGGGCAAATACAGAACAGCACCGCGATAAATGTTTGTAGCTGTGTCAGCAGGAATTGTTTGTGCCGTTGGAGTGGCAGTTGCTGAAGGTACAAAAACTGTAGCGGGTAAATTGGGGATGGTGTTTGATGATACAAACTGTCCAGAGCCACCAGCATAGGTGGATGTTCCATTTGTTACGTTGGAGATGTCAAGGTCAATGTTCTGAACCAAAACAGAATAGCCTACGTTACGTAGGGGGCCAAAACGGTTGTCGCCCGATAGGATTGGGCCTTCAAAGGTGGAACGTGCCATGATAATTCCTTATGCAAAAGTCTCTTGTTAATCGTTGCATCGTGACCTCTGGGCAGGTTGGCAACAAGAGAAAAAATCCCAGACAGCCTTCAATATACACTAATTTTTTAGTTTGTCAACAAATAAAAAAGGGGGCCGAAGCCCCCTTTGTCGATCAATAAGAACCGTAGATTCCCAATGGATCTGACCAGCCAAAGCTGTAACGCTCACGAGACTTGTAACGAACGTTACCAGTGTCGAAGTCACCGTCCATAGAATTCTGCAATGGTGTGCGCTCAAAGTGCTTCAAACCATTGGGAACGTCTGTGGTAAGGAACCAAGCGTTAGGTGCTGTCAAGAAGTGGTTAACTGTGTAACCTTCAGGAACAGAACCATTGTTCTTGATAGCGTTAATGTCGTTGTTGTTTGTACCAACGCGCAACTCAGTCTCTAAGAGGCGAGTGGCAACGAACATCAATGCTGGGGGAACAATCAATTTCTTGGGTCTAGCAGCGATCAAAAGGCCACGCTCGTCTGTCCAAGCAGCGATTTGAATAACGGCGTTCTCAAGAGAAGTCTCGTTCAAATCAGCAGGAGTGGAAGGAGTGTTGGCATTGGTGCCGCCGTTAACCAAGGGGTGAGCTGTGTTCAACAAAGACACGCCGTCGCCACCAGTGTAGGTTGCGTTGAAAGCGTTGTTCAAAATTGAAGCAGCTTTAACTTGCTTGGTATAAGCCATAGCGCGAGCCAAGCCTTTGGTGTAGCGAGCAGACAAGCTGTCGTACAAGTTATCCTCAATAGCCTCTTCGGTGATTGAGAATCCAAGGGCGATAGTCTCGTGGTTATAGCGAGCTGTGAATGCCTCTTGTGCATTGTCATAGCTGAGTGCTGTACCCTCGGGCTTAACTGGAGCAGCGGAGAAACCAGAGAGTTTGGTCTCTTCTTCGAAGCTACGCTCTGATTTCTCAGTCTCGTAGATTTCTTTATGCTCTTCGCCGTAACGTGCGTACTCAAGACCAAACAATGCGTTCAATCCGGGGAGCAGCTCTTTAAGTAGTTGTGCGCGTGAAATAGCCATTTATGTGCTCCTTAATTAAACGCCAGTGTTGTTAGTCAAACCTTGGAAGCCTTGGTTCCACACCACAAGCGCCTCGGGATAACCGACAAAAGTTACTTGTGAGCCAGATGCCAAAGTCACGGCACTGTTCACGGTTACGGTAGTACCGCTTACAGTCACTACATAAATGTAGTTACCTTGTGCGGAGCCTGTGCCTGTTGGGCAAATCAACTGCATACCCGGTTGAATAGCTGTGTTAGCAGCAGTCAATGTAACAGTTGTGCTTGAACCAGAAGTAGAAGCAGTGGCTGAAACGCTAACGGCTGTGTCTTGCACAACACCAACAACGCGGAAGGGCAATGCTGATGTAACACGAGTAGCACCAGAAGTACCAGAGCTAACCACGCCACCAGAAATAGCCATCACGGAGTCACCAGTTGTGGTATTGCCTGTACCGCCAGTGATAGCGTATACATTGGTACCAATGAAGGTGGGGTTGATGTAACCAATTGTGGAAGCAGTGTTAGACAAGGAAGTACCTTGAGCAACAACGGCAGCTTTGAACACGGTACGGGGATCATCAATCACATATCCAACTGCGTAGTTAGATGCTGTGCTTGCTGGCCAGTATTGACCGCGAATGATTTGGCTTGAAGAGTTTGTGTACTCTGCGCCAACGAAGATACCTAAAGTACCTGCAACCGCTGTTCCGGGAGAGGAAGCAGCAGACATAGTAGTGGCAACGATAGTACCACCAGACAACTGAACAATGTCACCATTGAACAAGTTGGTAGAGTAGCCAGTAGCAATGGGGTACATACGAGTTGAACCTGCGTATGGTAAACCGCCCATCTCACTGACCGCTTTAAACCCGTAAGGGGCTGGAACGATTGGATAAGCCATTTAAGGACTCCTAAAAATTTACTTGGAACCTGCACCAAATCCAACTCCGCGTGTGGTTGTGGACTGTCTGTCCGCAAACTTACGCATCCTTGGATCATTGTCTTTCATGAAGCTGTTGTCAACCGATTCCATTTGCTCTGATGCTTGCTTGGCGTAATACTCATCGTAAGCGCGGATGTTCTCAATACTGTTTTTGCACAGAATCAAGCCACCAATTTCCACGTTACCCTGCTCATTACCATCAATCATCAGTTCAGGATGGTCGGATGCCTTGACTGGTTCCCACCCATCACGTCTCATGCGGGACATGCGGGTATGGTCTGCCTTGCCAAGTATGTGCGTCAGAATGTATCTGTAGCCATACCCGGGTTCGGGAGTAGGATCAGGCAAGTCGCTCGTGGGTTTGTACACCACACGGGCAGTTTTTTCGCGTGTTGCTAAGTCACGGTTAATTTTTGTATCAGCCATTTTGGTTCTCCAGTTTTTGAACTTCTGCGTAATATTTTTTGGGATCTAAATTGAATCGCTTGACTAACGCCGCCTGTGTGGGGGTCAGTTGGACTTTTCTAACTCCCGTCGAACGTGACGCAGGAGCAACCACTGAAGAAGGTCGTTTGGCTTCAACAGATTTTTTCTCTGGTTCACCAAATACTTCTGGGAACTTCGAGCGTACGCGAGCATCAATTTGCTCGTAATATTGGTCAGAGCGTGGGTCGAGACCCCCGTTCACTAGCTTTTGGTGCAGCCCTAGTGCGTAGCTGGTAACTTCTTCAAACCCATCAGAACCGAACCACTGGTTTTTTGCCTGCCAGCGCAGGGATTTTTCGTCCGGTTGAACCTGCTGTGTCTGTCGTGGTTGTATTTGTACCTCATTCCGTTCCTCTTGTAAAGGGGTAGCGCGATAATTTTTTATCCGCTCAAGGTTCATTTTGGCTTCAGTTAGCTTTTCTTGCGCCTCAATGATCTTGTCAGTGTCAAAAGCCTCTTGAGCCTCTTTATACTGACGTCGAGCCATCGCAAGGTCTGCCTCCGCTTTCTCCTTGGAAGAGGAAATGAACGCTTCCTGACCGACGTTAACGCTCTTCTTAAGACTTTTATTTTCTTCAATGAGCTGTTGGGCAAAGCGTTCGTACTCTTGCTTCTCACGAAGAGCGGCTTCTGCACGTCTACGTTCGTCATGACGGGCATGTGTTAATTT